AGCAGCAGGACTTGCGCACCGCTCAGCAGGTCGATGTCATGTACATGGTCCACCCCAACGGCCATCCGTACAAGCTGTCGCGCACCAGCCTGACCTCGTTCACCTGGACGAAGGTGACGTGGAAGGATGGCAACGCGCCGATGCAGCCGTCCAACATAACGGCCATTACCTGCACCAAGACCGGCGGCGGTAGCCCCTACACCTTCACCTTCTCCGCGGTTCCGAAGCCGGGTGGCTTCACGACTGCCGACGACGTAGGGCGCACGCTGCGTTTCCACGACGGCGTGTACGAAATCACCACGGTATCCTCGACCACGGTTGTCATCGCTACTGAACTGAAGGTACTGGCCGACCCGGCAGGAAGCAGCGCGACCCCGGACTGGGCGCTCGGCCTGTTCTCTGACACGGACGGCCCCCGCGCGGTAATCTTCCACGATGGCCGCCTGTGGTACGGCGGCTCGCGCACGGCCCCGGACGTGATCGTCGGCTCCATGTCGGACGACTACGACAACTTCTTCCGCGGCCTCGCCTACGGCGTAACGCCCACGATCAACGAGGACGACAAGTCGATCGTGAAGCGTGTGCAGGGCAAGCGCCTCCAGACGATCATGTGGCTGGCCTCGCAGGCGGACTACATGGCGATCGGCTCGGCGGGCGGCGAGTTCCGCATGTTCTCGGCGGACAGCAGCGGGGTGTTGACGCCCAACACCGCGGTCATCCGCTCGGCCACGTACCGCGGCTCGGCGTACAAGACCCCGGTGCAGATCGACAACCAGATCATGTTCATCCAGTCGAACCTGCGGGAACTGTTCGAACTGCGCTACGAGGTAGTCAAGGACAACTTCTCCTCGCGCAACCTCATGCTGTTGGCCGAGGACGTACCGGATAGCGACATCAACGGGCGCGGTGGCATCCTGCGCATGGCGTACCAGGCCACTCCTGACAGCACTATCTGGATGGTGCATGGCGACGGCTCGCTGATCGGCCTCACCTACGAGCCTGACCAGAAGGTCATTGGCGTCCACCCGCACTCGATCGCCAACGGGCTCGCGCGGGTCGACGATATCGCGGTATGCCAGAATCCATCCTCGACTGCCCACGAACTGTGGTTCCTGGCCACGATCGAGGTCGACGGCACGACGGAGCAGTACGTCTGCTACATGGACCAGCAGTACCGCCCGGCGCTGTCCTATGAGCGCGCCACGAACGACGAGAGGATCAGGGCGCTCGACGAAGCGTACTTCGTGGACCTGGGCCTCAAGCTCGACAACCCGGTCCTGATCGCCAGCTTCACCAAGGCGGCGCAGGGTGTGTTCACGGCCACGGCTCACGGCTTCGCGGACGGCGACCGCGTCAAGCTGCGCGCCCCGCAAGGCCCGTCAGAAATGGATCGCCTGTCCGCCATCGTGTCCGACAAGACCGCCAACACGTTTAAGCTCAAGGACGGCGACGGCAATTATATCAACACGACGGACTGGGACGACCTGGGCGACGTGGTCGACCCGTCTACGACCAACTACAACTCCCCGCTCGTGCGCGAGGAAGTGACGACGATCACGGGCCTGGGCCATCTGGAAGGCTTGACCGTATCTGTTCTGGCGGACGGCATGGTTCATCCTGACGTTGTCGTGACCGGCGGCGAGATCGAGCTACAGCGCCGCGCCTCCATCGTAGCCGTGGGCCTGCCCTACAGCTACCGCGGCGAGACACAGCGCTTCACTGAAGGAGCCCGGATGGGTTCTGGTCAGGGCCAGCCTACGTCGATCGACAAGGTCTCCGTCGTGCTGCACAACACCGTGGGCGGGTCGTTCGGCGTGGGCAATGGCCTCGACCGGCACCTGTCTCCGCTCAACCTGCGCGAAGGCAACGGCCCCATGGATCAGTCGCCCCCGCTGTTCACCGGCACCAAGGAGATTTCCGTGGAGGGTGGATGGGGTGTTGAGCCTACGGTCTACTTCGAAAACACCCAGCCGCTCCCGATGACCGTGCTGGCCGTGTGCCCGAGGCTCATGCTCAATGAAGGTTAGGTTCAGACCGCTGAAGGTGTCGGACTTCTACGAGATCGAGCTTCAGCCCCGCCATGCCGAGGCGCAGCCGGTGTTCCGCGCCAACCCCCTCGTGCTGCACTCGCTCACCGAAAGCCCGTTCTCTTTCGCAATGGAGGTCGACGGCAAGGCGGTGGCCGCGCTGGGACCGAACCAGTACCGCGAGATTTGGGCGTATTTGGGCGCGGATTTGCGCCGCCACATGGTGCGCCTCGTGCGCTACACCCGCGCCATGCTAAGCATGTACGGCAAATGCTGGGCCAGGGTGGACCGCACCAACTGCGACGGGGAGCGCTTCATGTTGCTATTGGGCCTCCGAAAGGTTAAAATGGCCGAGGAAGGCGTAATGGACGTTTGGGTTTACGATGCTGATTAAGTACGGTCCCATGGCCGCCGTCTTTGCTGGCGTTCAAGCTGTCGGCTCCATTGCTGGCGGCTTGATGCAAAGCAACCAAGCCTACGACGAAGGCGTCTACAACCGCGACTTCTACAACTACCAGGCCGAGCAGGAGAAGATTGGTCTTAACCGCGATCTCGACGCACAAACGCGCGAGCGCACGGCCACGATCTCCCGCACGCGCGCCATCATGGCCGCGCAGGGCGGCGGCATGGACGGTGACTTCATCGCCTCGCGCGAGGGGCTATTCGAAACCCAGCGCCTCTCCCTGATCCAAGATAGCGAGGCGCGGCAGTCCGTCCTCCGCACCAAGGCCGGGTTTGCCATGAAGGCGGGCCAGCAGGCGGCGGATGCGGCGGTCATCAAGGGCTTCACGAACGCCATCCCCGGCATGACTTCTTTGTACGGTGAGGCCAAGAAGGCGTAATGGCGAACAAGTCGACCCGCCTCCCCGGCACCGAGTTCGAAAGCACTGGCAACCGCGCCCGATCGGTAGCGTCGGGTAGCCCCGGCTCACCGGGCCTGAACCGCTCGATCGCCACGGACATTGGCGCGGGCGCGCTTGTGGCCATGGAGGCGTTGCAGAAGGTCAACGCCGAGCGCGATGCCGTGACGTCGGTGAAGGCTGAGAGCGCGTATGTTCTTGAGCGCGAAAAGAAAATGGCCGAACTCGACCCGATGGCCACGGACTATACCGAACGGGTCAAGCAGATTTGGGGTGACGGCAAGGACGCCATCGCAGCCGCAGGTCTTACGACGCCTGCGGCGCAGGCCGACCTTGAGCGCCGCCTTGCCCGTCATGGGGCCAGCGCCGAGATCATTGGCATCAAGCTGCGCAAAGACGCGGTAAGCCGGGAGGGTCTGCTCACCGCCAAGGACAGCATGGACGCAGTCGGGGCCAAGATCAGGAATGATCCGGCCAACGCCAACGCCTACCTGTCCGAGTTCCAGGGCGGTATGGAGCGCCTGAAGGGGGTCATGGACCCCAACCAGATGCGCGAGTTCGCCCGCACTTCTGCCGACAAGCTCGCGGCGGACCAGGTTATCGGCTACGCGGAGAAGGGCAACTTCAGCGCTGCGCGCAACGCACTTCAGTCTCAGGCCTCCCATCTTGGCACCGAGAAAGCGATCGCCCTGTCAAAGTATATTGACGACAGGCAAACCAAGGTACGTATCGACGGCGATCGTGCGCAGGCAGCTTCGGCCAACCTGCTCACCGCCCGCATGTACGACTGGGCGCATGGCCTTGGCCCGCCTGTCAGTCGTGAGGAAATCGACGCCAAGTTCAAGGGGACGCAGCAGTATGCGTCCATGGTCAGCGTATTTGGTTCGGCCACCGAGAAGCTGAAGAACCAGAACGACCGCGAGTTCGACAAGATAATGGCCGATCATGCCGTAGATATTTCGGCACGTATCAGCGACGCGCAGGCGGGCAAGGGGCCGATGCCCTCGCGCGAGGAGATCGACGCGCTCAAGACGTGGCGGCAGTACGACGACCTGGTGAAGCAACACAACGCCACTGATATCGCCCAGCGCAGGATACGGGTAAAGACGGAAGAAGCGGTGGAGGCGGTGCGTACCGGAACCGCCAAGGACCAGGAGCAGGTTGACCTTGGCATCAAGGCCCTCATTGGCGACGTGCCGATCGGCAAGATCGCGATAGACGGCACCCCTGAACAGAGAGCCGTAGCCATTCAGGCCATGGCAAAGATCGGGGCAACCACCGGGATGCTCTACGGCGACTTCAAGAACTTGCTGGAGAACAGCGACAGCACGACCGACAAGTCCCGCGCCGGGCAAGTGGCCTTCGCCGCCGAGGCTGCGGACGATCTGGAGAACATGGCCCCGCGTGCGCTTGACAACGCCAAGCTAAACCCCACGGGCACGCTGGCCATCGTGCGCAGCGAAGCCAAGCGCATGATCGAGCAAGGTATGCCGAAGTCTGAGGCGTACAAGCAGGCGGCTTCGACATACATGAGCAAGGGGCCGCTCACCCTCGCGGAGGAGAACGACCGCAAGGACGCGCTCAGGAAGAGCCTTGCAAAGATAGACCTTGGCAGTAAGGTTGAAGCGGCCATGACGTCCTGGGGTGAGCGCAACGTACCGTTCGTGAAGCTCCCCGGCCAGGACGTCGCCTTGCAGGGTGAGTGGAAGCGCGCGTATGAAACTGCCTTCATGCGCACCGGCAGCGCGGAGCAGGCCGAGGCGCTCGCCAAAACAACCTTGAACCAAATCTATGGCACGACCATGGTGGGCGCGGTTGGCAAGCCCCCAGACACCAATGTGGACGTGCTCCTCGCCCTCGTGAACCCCGGCATGGACCCCGCGGGCCGTCGCTGGCAGATCGCCCGTCGCCCTATCGAGCGCTACTCCCCACCCAGTATGCGCGCCCTGCCGCAGAAAGATCAGGCGCGCATTTACCAGAACCAGATCGAGCCGGGCCTCAAGACCGCGGGTGTCAACTTGGTCAAGGACCCGAAGTTCCCCCACTTGTCATCCTACCGTTTGGTGGCCGACAACCAGACCGAGCAGGACTTGCGCGAACCGCGTAGGGTAATCGACCCTCAAACGAAGCAAGTTAGGCTGGAGAAGGGTTTGCCGACCTATAAGGTGCAGGTTCTCCGCGTGGGCGGGGACGGCGAGTATTACGACGTTCCGGGCTTCCCGCGATATCGCCCGCCCACTGAGGCCGAAGTGCTACAGGACCCGACGTACATCGAGATCAATAACGCTCGCCTCATGAACGACATGAAGGCTCGTCAACAGAACCTCACCAACCAAACTGAAATCCGCACTCGCACGGAGCGCACTGGCCAGACCGCGCCGCGCCCGAGCCAGATGCCACAGCCGCTAATCGAGCCGAGAGGGAAGAAGTAATTGCCGTTCGAAACGGAAGTCCAGCCGCTAGCACCGGAAGTCGTCGCGCGCTTCAACAAGCCGGAAGGGCAGGACGCTTCTCTCATGTCCCGCCTGGCGCAGCAGATCCGTGCCGCGTTCACATTGGAGAATTCGGTCGGCTCCGCGCTGAACGTTACCGGCCTGCCCGACCAGAACCTCGCGCAGACGGACCCCTTGGCCGCGGCGCTGTTCGACGCCGAGGAGTTCCTGTCCCCCGAGGAGAAGGCGTACAGCGACCGCTTCACCGGGGCCAACAGCTACCGCGATATCGAGGCCATCCGCTTCAGGATCGCAGATGAGAAGGCGGCGCACGAGGCCATGGCCAGCGGTCCCCTGCCCGAGTGGCTGATCGGTACGGTCGCCGCGGTGGTCGATCCCACCACGGTCCTCCCCATGGCCGGTCCCCTCGTCAAGGGCGGCAGGGCGGCGGTGGCGCTGGGCTCGTTCGGGCGCGTGGGCGTATCCGCTGCGGCGGGCGCGGGCGTGCAGGAGGCCGTCCTGCAGGGCACACAGGTCAGCCGTACCGCCGAGGAGAGCGCGGCCAGTGTGCTGGGTGCCCTCATCGTGGGCGGCGCTATCGGCTCCGTGGCAGGCACGCTGGGGCGGCGCAAGCTTGCGCAGTTTACCAAGACCATGCAGGACGAGGTCCGCAAGAAGGTTGAGAGCGACATTACGCAGGTACTCCGTGCGTCCAGCCTGGGCGACCTGCCTCCCCCGAAGGCGGGCCTGTTCGACACCACCGCGGTAGGACGCTACCTCGACGCCAACAACGCGCCGAACTTCACCCTGCCGCGTAACAACGTGGTCAAGGCAGCGGACAACGATATCCTGAACTACGTTGCCGAGACGCAGCCCAAACTGCTCGACGACGTCACTCGCCTGGCTACGGAAATCCAGAAGGCCGACGAGCGTATCTCCCGCCTTGAGGCCGACCCCACCACGCCCGTCACGCGTATGGTCATGCCACGCGACCAGCTTACCATCGACCTGATGGACGCGCTGGCCAAGGAGGGCACGCCTGCAGCCAAGAAGCAACTGGCCGATATCCAGGAAAGCCTCCAGCCTGCCGTCACCCTCAACCGCCTTAAGCGCGAGAACGAAGACCTGATCGCGGAGTGGGAGGCAGCGGAAACCCGACTGGCCAAAACGATCGAGAAGACCAAGAAGGCGATGGCCGAGATCGAGGCCAACCTCACGCCGAAGGACCGCGCCGAGGCCAGTCTGGAGATCGCCCGTCTGCAAGCCGCGTTCGAAAAGGAACTGGCCGAGGGGCGCGACCCGCTGAAGCTGTACCCGCAGGGCGATCCTATGGACTGGCTGCGCGGCTTCGCGCGGTTCCCCGCCGAGCCCAAGGCGAAGGTCGAAGCGCCCAAGGTTGAGCCCCCGAAGGCGGGTGAACCTCCTGCGCCCAAGGACGCCTCGTCTGCGGCGGTTCCTCCAGAGCTTAAAGCCGAGCGGGGGTACGACTTCACCTCCCGTCTGCGCAGTTCGTTCATGGTCGCGGAGATCACCGCCTATCTGGCCAAGATTGGCCTCGCCATGCCGTCGCTCTACATGTCGACGTCCATATTCGAAACCTCGCGCCGCGTCATCAACCGCTTCGCCTATACCGGCCTACTCCTCGACGACCACTTCAAGGGCGCTCGCCACGGCGACGACTTCGAAACCGAGGTCAAGATACTGGCCGAACCCATGATGGCGCAGATGGTTCACAACGTCAATACGGCGTGGGCGGACTATAAGCAGGCGGTCAAGGCGGGGGAAGCCCCCGAGCTAACGCGCGGGCAGTTCTACGACGCGATCGGCACGGCCATGACCGAGGGCGACATCGGCCCGCACAAGATCATTACGGACGCCGCCAAGGCTCAACGTCTGATCGACAAGCACTTCGCGGACCTGGCTGCCGAGTGGGCGGTCGGTGTGTTCAAGAACTCCGAAGCCGTGGCCAAGAAGATGGCGGGCAAGAGCCATCTTCAGCGCGTCTACCACCACGAGCGCATCAAAGCCAACCCTGTGGGGTGGAGGGAGTTGGTCAAGGACTACTTCCGTCGTCAGTCGGACAAGCCGATCGCGGAAGATTTCCTGGATGAAATGGCCGACAGCGTCACCAGCAAAATCCTGGGCCAGCCTGACGGTCGCCTGCCCGGTAAGATAACCGTGCCGGAGGGTCGCGGGTCCGCCAAGGAGCGCACCTTCGATATTCCCGACAACTGGCGCACGGCGGACGGGCGCTACGGCATGAGCGACTTCGTCGACCGCAACGTGGTCAACGTCATGGCGCGCTACATCCGCACCATGGCCGCCGACGTCGCCTACCAGAAGATCATGGGCGGGGACGAAGGCATCGCAGTCATCCTGGAGCAGTTGAAGCGTGAGCGGGATGACATGTTGACCGCGCTTGCGGAGAAATTCGACGCCAAGATGAGCGAAGGCCAGGCTCCCAAGCCCCGCGAGATCGCCGCGCTGAAAAAGAAGAACCTCCAGATCGAGGCCATGTACGAGCGTGATCGCAGCACGATCGAGGCGCTGGTGCATCGCATCCGCGGCACCGAGCCTGGCGGCACGATGGACCCGCGCTACGCGGGCGCTCGCACCGCGGCCAAGGTCATCAAGAACTCCAACATTCCCCTGCTCATGGGTTCGTCCCTGATCTCCCAGCTTCCAGACCTGGGGCGTTTGGTTATGTCCGAGGGCATCATGCGGACGTTCGGCGGGCTGGCTGGGCACTTCACAGACGGCTTCAAGTCCCTGAAAATGGCCAAGGCTGAAGGGCAGCGCGCAGGTACGATCAACGACATGCTCATGGGCGGGCGCGCGGGAACCCTGGCGGATATCGGGGACCAATACACCAACCAGTCGAAGGCCGAAATGATCTCGGGCCTGGTCGCCCACAAGTCGCTGGTGTTGTTCGGCGTGTCGCCGTGGAATACCTTTATCAAGAGCCATGCTTCCTACATGGGCGCGGATACCCTCCTGCGCCGGGTCGCGGCCATGGCGGATGGCAAGCCCCTCACCGAGGTACAGGCTGCACAGATGCGGGCATGGGGCATTGGAGACTACGAGGTAGAGCTGATCGCCAAGGAGCGTGAGTTGTGGGGCGAGAATACCCGCGGCGCGTTCTTCTCCAACGCCGACCAGTGGAAGAACGTGGAGGCGCGCAACGCTTTTGAGCGGGCCTTGCTGCGCTACATCGACGGCAACGTCCTGACGCCAGGTGCGACCGATCGCCCCCTATGGACGCAGGGTCCGGTGGGCTCCCTCATCACCCAGTTCCTGGGTTATGGTTTCGCCTCCCACACCCGCGTCCTGGTGGCCGGGCTCCAGCAGCGCGACGCCAACGCCCTGTCCTCCATGCTGGCCATGGTCGGGCTGGGGATGATGGGTGTGGCCCTGCGCGATATTGTAGCAGACGGCGAGGTCAAGGAGCGCGACACCCGCATGTGGGTCCGGGAGGGCATCGACCGCTCCGGTGTTCTTGCACACATGATGAACCTGGACAGCATCCTGGGCAAGGCCACTGGCATCAACGCGCAGCGCCTCCTCACCGGCCAGGAGGCAGAGCGCTTCCAGGGACGTAGCCTCGTGGGCCAACTCGGCGGCCCTACCGCGGCCACGATTGACAACACCGCCCGCGCCCTGCGGGGCCTGGCGGACGGTACTGTGACCGGGGCGGACGTCCACTCCGTCCGTAAGGTCATTATCTACAACAACTTCCTTGCGACACGGGGGCTATTTGACCGCGTGGAGGAGGGCATCGTCGACCAGTACGGCCTGTCACCTCGACAGAACCCCCGCTAATAGGATATACTCCGACCATGAAGGTACGTTATACTGTTCCCTCCGACGCCTCTCGGGTGGGGTATTCTACCAACGGGTCGACCACGGTATTCTCCGTACCGTTCGTGTTCTTCGACGACACGGACCTTCAGGTCATCCTGGTGAACAACACCACGGCGGTCGAGACTGTCTTGACCCTGACGACGAACTACACCGTGACGGGCGGGGCGGGGGCCACCGGCTCGCTCACCACCATCTCGACCTACGCTTCCGGCTCGACGCTCGTGATCCAGCGCGAGGTGCCATACACCCAAGAGATCGACTACCAGGCCAATGACGGCTTCCCCGCGGAGGTCAACGAGGAAGGGCTCGACCGCTCGACCATGCAGATACAGCAGGTCCGCCGTCGCGCCCGCCAGACGCCCAAGCTCCCGGCCACGTATGACCCGGAAAGCGGGGATATCACCTTCCCCATGCCGGTGTCGGGCAAGGTTCTCGTTGGCAATGACGACGAGGACGGCTGGATCAACGTAGACGTATTCGAAGGCGGCACCGACCTTCCGGTCCTGATCTCCACGGCGCAAGACCTCGACCTCCTGGAGTATAACGCCAGCGGGTCAGTGTGGCGCAACCGGACCTTGGCCCAGGTATTCGGAAACCTGCTTACCACCGCAGGCGATATCCTGCGGCGCGGCGCTTCCGCTGTAGAACGGGTGGCCATTGGCACGGCGGGGCAGGTCCTCACTGTCGTAAGCGGGCAGCCTGCGTGGGCGGATGGCCCGTGGAGTACCGGCGACCTCAAGTGGACGTGGAAAGCAACCGCCGACACCGGCTGGGTCCTGCTCGACGACGGCACGATCGGCAACGCATCCAGCGGCGGAACCACGCGGGCCAACGCCGATACGTCGGCCTTGTTCACTCTACTCTGGACGAATTTCGCGGACGCGCAAGCAGCGGTATCGACCGGGCGCGGCGCGTCTGCGGCGGCGGACTTTGCGGCCAACAAGACGATTGCGCTGCCCAAGGCGCTGGGTCGGGTTATCGGCGTGGCTGGGGCCGGAAGCGGGCTGACTTCAAGGACGGTGGGCGTGACGGTGGGGGCGGAAACCCATACGCACACGGGCACAACCGGAAATGAAAACGGAGGCACCTTCAGCGCCAGCTCTGCTGGCATCAACGTCAGCAATTCGCCGCACGGCCACGCTTTCACAACCGATGCAGGCTCGTCAATGCCTCCCAGCGCGTTCTGGCGGGTGATGGTAAAGCTCTAATGCAGGGCCACGAATTAGACCGAGCGCTGGGGAGAGTAGAGGGAAAAGTAGACGGGCTGGAACACAGCATACACGAGATAAAGAGTATGCTCCAGGAAAGCCACAAGGATATTACCAAGCGTGTGTCTTCCCTGGAGCATAGCAGGTCCAAGCTACTGGGCACCGCCTCCGCGATCGGCGCGGCCTTCGGGGTGTTCGGCGGCTGGCTGACCGCCAACCTCCTGCCCCGTGTCCCGCACTAGCTTCGCTTCTTCCCGCGCGACCAGGCGGTTCAGCATGTCACGCGCCTTGTGCAGGTCTTCCACGCCGTTCTTGAACGGGAAGCGCACGAGGTATTTCAGAACACTGGCCTGAAGGAAGTCCAGGCCATTGGCCTCGATGAAGTCGATCGGCTGGATCGCGAACCGGGCGTAGTGCGCCGGGGACGAGATCACGTTGTAGCTCCCAGCCCGTGAAGGCTGCTGCCACACAGGCTTCCTGCCCAGTGGCTCAATTGGGTCGCCCTCCTTGTGCTTCACCCCACACCACTTGTAGTGCCCGCCCTTCGCTCCACAATCGTTGCATCTACCCACGCCACTCTCCTCCGTAAATAGTCGCCATTGCTCTCTTGCCGTTCGGGTAAGCTACTCCGAACGTGTGGCTCCAGGCCCCCGGTCCCGAGTTGTACCCAAGATCGAGGAGGCTAGAAGTACCAACCATCCAAACGCCATCAACGATGCCAGCGCGGTGGCCATGCCCGATAAATGACTTGCGGCCCATTCGGGCGAAACCAAGCATAGAACCACGCCCGCCATTGACGCCAAGATGGCCGTGCATACCAAGCTCAATCCCACCATTAGCGTCCTTACAAATGACATAACTGTCGTCCTCCCGCAGGAAGTTCACGCCCTTGATGCCGCGCTTCATCATAGCATGTTCGAACACGGAAAACCTACGGTCCTTTTCCGCCTCCGCCCGGTAGACCGCGGACTGGAGATCGAGGAACGTGAGCGCGTTGCGCGGGTCGCTACGGTAGTCCGCGCTGTCCAGCCAACGCAGCAGCGCGCCGTCGTGGTTACTGGCCACAACAATGCTCTCGCACCAGGAGCGGCTACGCTTGGCCAGTGCTACAGCCACCTCGTCCAGTTCCGCACCGACGCAGTCATCCTCCGGGTCGCCAACGTAGCGCCGGAAGCGCATCCTGCCGTTGCCGATTTCGTGGTGGTTCCGGGAATGGAAGTCGAGCAGGTCATGGAATACCTGCCGCTTGGGGCGCAGGGTATCCAGGATACCACCCTTGGCCCACGCCAACTTGGCCACGACCGGGTCGGCCTTGCGGACGTGGGCGTCGCCCCACACGATCGCCTCGACCCGGTGGCCTGTCGTCACCTTGCCGTCCTTCACCCGCAGGTCCAGATCGTACATGGTGCCGTTCTCGGTGGCCGTGACCTGGCGGCAGAACCACCCGTGGTCGGACACCTCGACGAGGAGCGCGCCGTAGGCGTGGTGGAACTGCGCCACCTGGCCCGCCTTCTTCTGGATATAGTTCTTCCGAGTGACGCAGCCCGTCGTGTAGATCAGCTTGGTGCTTTCGTGCTTGCCCGACGCCACACTCTCCAGCGCCACCTTGGGGTGCGGGATGATGCACGAGTTGCGCCCGGTGTAGCTTTCGAAGCCGCTGATCGGGCGGCGCGCGGTGGGCAGGATTTGCAACTCGCCGCACCACTCCAGACCCTTGGCCACGACCATGCGCTCGTCGAGGACATATGGCATGGCATCCCGCGCCCACGATCGCTCCTCGCGGGCAGACTTCATACGTGGCTTGCCGCTCTCGTTGTGCGCCGCCATGTCGTAGACGAAGCGCGACAGAACGATCTGTGCGTTGTAGTGCTTGGCCAAGGCCAGCAGGTTGTTCCACGTCGGGCGGTGCAGAGGAGTATCATTCTGCATGCACGAGAACAGGTATCGCTTAACGGCCAAAGAAGTCACCCCATATTCCCTTGATGGTCGAGAGGGCGATCAGCCACATGAACCAGACGAGTACCCCCGTCAGGATGATCGACGCGGCGATGACCGGCCAGAACAGGAGGGCCAGCCCTATGATGATCCAGCTATCCACGGAAACCTCCGACGTTCTTGTAGACGATCTTGTAGCCCGAGGCCACCCTGCGCTCGACGAACCGCTCGTTGGATATACGGAAGTTAGTTCGCTCGGCGGCCCTGCGGCGACGCTCCATGTCGCGAAACACGCCCTCCGCTTCACCCGGATACAGTTCCTTGCTAACCCCATCCAGCTTCGCCATTAAAACCCCCTCACCATCTTCAGGAAATCACTGGCATCCATGATGACGACCCAATCTTTCTTGCTCTTGCGGTGAAGCACCATTGGGGTGTTGCCCCCGCAGTCCGCCCGCGCCTGGGCCATGGCCGCCTCAAGGTTCAGCTTCTCCGTGCGCTTGACCTCGATATGAAAGCCCGGCAAGCCGGTGACGTCGGCGCTGTCCTTGCCGCCCTGATACTGCACCCCCCTCTTGCCTTCGAAGCCATACTCGCGGAGGAGCGCGGCCACTTCGCGCTCACCCACCTTCCCCTTGTCGCGACTTAGTTTTCCCATTATTTCCTGTACCTCTTGCCGCACCAGCCTTCCGCCTTGACGGGCCAATGGGCGCACCAGGCTGGAAGATCGCCTACCATAAATTCTATCAGGCGCTCGACCGGGAGATCAACACCTAATTCCTCGTCGACCTCCGTCACGATCTCGTCGTACACAGTCATCAGCACGGGCATTTCAGGGTCGCACCGACGCTGGCCATGCACAAGGATATCGCGGCACGTCGCCTGCGTCACGCCCTGCGCCAGCTTCCCGCCCCACGTATCGATGCGCTGCCAGTGGCCAGACTTCTGGCTCATGTAAGTCAGCACCACTTCGGACCTATCCGTGTGGGGGTTGATCTTCTCCTTGAGCAGAGGATCGTAGTAGACGATGTTGCGCGAGGAGGGCAGGGTGCATACGAGCCACCTCCCCCGCACCTGGTACTTCACCCCGAACGCCTCACACTGCTTGCCGGGGCGCAGCACGGCCTCGTGCGCTGCGTCCTGTAGGCCATACCACAGGCCCACACCGGCCTCACCGTCCTTCACTTCCTGATCCCACGGCGGGCGGGCGATGTTGGGATGCTTGCGCCGCCATGCGTTCTTGAAGCCGTTTACTTCATCGTCATCAAACCTGTCGCTGTCGTCAAAATTGCGCCAAGCCCCAACACCCCCGCCAAAACCAAAAGCAAGCTCCCCCACCTTACCCACGTCCTGACGCGCCTTCGGGTCGTTTGCCTTCGTGATCGTTCGACCAAGAGCAGCGCTAGCAAACACGCAGTATGGATCGTCTCCTCGTCTGAATACCTCAAGCTTGCTCTCCTCTCCTGCGATGGCCGCGATACCCACGCTTTCGATCGACGCCAGGTCGACGGAGCAGAGGTTCTGGCCCTCCCCCGCCATGAACATGGGACGCAGGGCGTCGGCCACGCACTGCATGGGGTCGCCGTACATCATACGCAGCCAGTCGGGATCGCGGGTGGCGATGGCCTCGATCAGGCTCTCCGGGTCGGCGTCTAGCTTAGGTCGCGGTAGGTTGAGCGGCTGGACGAGACGCCCCGCATTACGGCCCGTGAAAGCGCCATGATACTGCGAGAGGCCACGAACACGGCCATCCGCACATACAGCAGCAAGTAGTCCAGCCAGTTTCTTCGTACTGGCCTTCGCAAGCGACGCTCTGATCTCAAGTACACGCCGCTCGACGGAGCCTGCTTCCGCGCGAGGGATCGCCGCTGCGACGGTGTCTGCCGTGAGGTCATCCAATCCTCCATCCACTTTCCATTGAACGAAGTCCAGTATCTCGGCCACCTGGTTGGCCGTCTCTATCCTGCCGCCCGTGATTTCGACAAGCTCCGCGGTCAGTTCCTTCTCGACTTCCTTCACGATCGCGATGGCGTTGTGCACGCTCTCTACGTCGATCGTAATGCCGCGCGAGTTCATCTTCTCATTCAGCAGGAACACCCCCCGCTCGGGGGCGGGCAGCGCGCCCAACTCCCTGCGAATACGCTGCTCGACACGCACGTCCTGCTTGCAGTAGTCGTACAGTTCGGCCAGTAGTTCCGGGTCCTGGATGCGGGTGCGCGGGTCTTTCTTCTTGGGCTTCTGCGGCTTGCACAGGAGGTTGATTAGCTGCTTGCCGCGCTTGTCCTTGCGCACGTCCAGCCCGAGGGCCGCGGCGCATTGCTCCAGCCCAAGAGGCAGCGCCCTACTGGCCGCACGAGCCATCGTGCAGTCGTACTGGTGGGCCTCGATCTCGGGCCAGCCCATGCGCTTAACGCAGACGTTCTCCCATATAGCGCGCTCAAAGCCGACGTTGTGGGCGTCGACCACCGCACCCGCTCTGATAGCCTGAAGAAGTCCCGCGGGGTGTGTAGCGCCGGGACCGGGGTGCCACAGGATCGGCTCCTCGTCATTGAAGGCGTATGCCAAGCACAAGACTTCAGTGCTGAGATGCTCCGAATACTTGTAGGCCCCCGTCTTCTTGAGGTCGGCCTCGCTGTAGCTCTCAAAATCTATGGTGACGTGCATAATGGTCCTTATGATCCCATGTTCCATGTCGCATAGCGTCACGTATGTTTTCAGTACGGGTTCCATACTCCAGGTTAGTAAGACGCGGGTTCCTTCTATCCCCATCCTTATGGCGAACCTCTTGCCCCGTTGGGCAGAGCCCAATGAACGCGGCGGCCACCAACGAATGAACCGTCTTAGTGTTGTTCCGACCAATGGCTACAGTGGGATAGCCGCTACTGGCCACGCCAGGTTTTAGCATCTGGCCTTTATACCTACGCCCGCGGACAACGCGGGGGACGCTACGAACTCGGCCTAGACTACTAACTTGGTAGCCAGCGTGCCCGACTACCTGCCTCCATTCTTCGATCGTTATATGCAATGGCCGTCCTCAATTTAAAAAAGTGCCCGGACTTTCACCGGGCTCACGGTAGCCTGCCGTGTCAGTGCGGTGTTTACGACCCGCCGTCTGTTCGCACGGCTAGAAGTCTTCGTCACCCGACGTCGGGTCCTGGGCAGAGGAGCCACCCAGCACACCCTTGAACACGTCGTCGCGGCTCTTGCGGCCGAGGCGCTCGCCCTCGCCAACCTTCACGATGAAGTTGACGTAGGCCGTCAGGTAGCGGTTCGTGTTCTCGCCGCTCTCGATCTGGCTACCGACCAGGTTGAGTTCGGCATTCACCAGGCATCCCGAGTAGAACTCCCGGTCCGCCGTCTCCGCGGGCACCTCGACCGCCTTGCCGCCGACCGCCTTCGACAGGTCGGGGGCGAACTTGGACTTGGCCTCCAGCACCCACATGCCCTTCATGTACGCCATGCGATCGGCGGACTTGTCGGGGTTCTTCTTCATCGCCTTCTCGATCACCTTCTCACCGAGGGTGAACTTCTTGCTCCAGTCCTTGAACTCGACGCTGGAGTTGGTTTCCTTCGCCGCCTTGACATAGGCCGCCTTGACCGCCTCGACTGTATCCGTGTCCGACTGCGGGATCAGGAAGGTAGCGTTGTAGCTGCCGTTCTTATCGTCCACGACGGACTTGCGGGTACGAGCATCGAACTTGGTCTTGGTGAGGATCGGATGGTACAGCACCAGCTTGGCGGGACCGATCACGACGAGGGAGGGAGTAATCTTAGCCATTTACAATTCGCCTTTCAAAGTAGTTAACGTTCAACCCAACTATTATGCCACGCTACACTTACAATGGTCAAGTACCGTGCTTGCGGACTTCTTGCTGCAGCATTTCGGCCAGGGCGGCACGCAGGTTTCGCGCCGCGTCTTGTGAACAGGGGTATGGGTCCCTTGACAGAAGATACGCGGCTTCATCCACAGCGTGAATTAGCTTTTGCATGTCCATCACAACTTCCCTTCAAAAACAGCGTCACGGTTGCGCACCGCTTGGCCCGCCCTGGCGTCGGTATCCGGGGCTACGGTCATGCCGGTGTCGGGCTTGTAAGCGTACTTCTTCACGAAGTCCTTGCCGCCCTCCAGTTTCTCGATGGCCGGGGGTGTCTTCAGCTTCTTCTCGTACGCCGCTTCACCGAACGTGTCGGCCACCGGGGCGTCGTCCTTGAACACACGATCAGCTTTCTTCGCCACCATCTTCCAACCGCTGATCTGCTTGCCCGCACGCAGGCGGGTGAAAATCTCCTCGTCGAAGACCTTGGCCAAGCCCTTCACGATGTTCGTCTCGGTGGCCGCGAGGCCCAGTTCCCAGTCTTCCATGGCCTTGATGATCTCCGGTGTGTAGGTCAGGACACGCGCCCGCATTTCCTTGATGGCAGGGCAGGTCAGTCGCTTGGGGCAGAAGGAGGAGTTGCACCAAGGACCAGGCTGTAGAAATGGAGACGGCTGTTCTGTCCTTCTTGCGGCGGCAAGCCAATCGTCACGCAGCCATGCCTTGAGTGCGCCCACGCTTGTCCACCACGATCTAACAGGCTCCACCCCGTATACTCGCGGCTGACAGATGTTGATCTCGACGGGGAAGTTGTCATCCCCCCACGCATCTGTTCCATACAATGCTCCCACGGCGTACTGCATCAACTGGGTGTTCTTCTCCGCCGATACCATAATACCGGCACCGTGCTTGTAGTCCCACACCTGGGCCTGTGTCTTGCCGATCAGAGTGCAGTCCGTGGTCCCAAAGAAGTCGGGATGCACTTCGGCCAGGTGGAAGCGCTCCTCCACCAGCACGCGCGAACCCATCTTCTTGCCGCGCAGGCCCAACTCGTCGATCTCCTTGCGCACCGCGTCGAGATAGACCTGTACCGCGACAGCGTCTTCCTCCTTGAACACCGCCTCCGTAGCGAAGTCCGCTTCCCCAATGTAGACCTTGGCATCCTCCCCCGACTTCAGGCAGCGTGCCGCAATGTCGTGCGCCAGCGTGCCATCGTCGGCGTAGGAACTGGACTTCTTGGCCGTGTCGCCCATGGCCTCGATCAACTTCACGCTGCCAGGGCAATGGAACCAGCGGTGCGTGCTGGACGCGCCGAGTTTGGAGTGGGCGGGAAGCTCTACTTGCATAGCTTCTTCCACACCGCGTTGTTCTCCTGGACCTGGCGCACCGTCTCGGGCGTGTCACGTGACGCCGAGTAACTGACCGGAATGTAACTGGTGCAGAAGGTATCGATCGGGACGGGGGTGCAGCTAGCGAGGACCCCAGCGATCACGGTTAAATTCGTCATCTTCAGCATTGGTAGGCTTCCCTCTCTCCTGTGCGCGGGCCTCTGCGGCGCGGCGCACGTTGGTCAACACGGCTTCAACCTGCTTGATCTTCTCCTCGTTACGCCCAGCGTCGAACACCCTCCATATTAGTATGCCGACGAACACCAGCGCAATACCCGCGCCGATCGCCCACAACTTTATCTTCGGCCACAGGGTCAGGAACCAGGTCACGAGCGCACCTCTCCAGGAACGAAACAGAAGATATGGCCGTGCATTTCACACAGGTGGCTGCGCCCGTCCGGGGACTGGATGGGGCGGATGGCCTGTGGCGGGATACGGTATTCTTTCCCTCGTTCGTAGGCGATCCAGTTGCCGTCCATGTCCTGTGTTGCACGCACCGGGCGGCAGTCACCCGTCACATGGCCGTTCGGGTGTTCAACCCGCTCGGAGCAGCACGAGCCTCCGTCCCATGCTTTCCAGTCCTTGTACTGATCGTGCGCATGGGCCGGGGCGACCATGAAAACAGACGCCCACAGGATGACCGCGGCGGCGAGGACCCACCACTTCATTCTTCCAGCCTCATGCGCTTGGCCAGTTCGTTGCCCAGCGCCGCATGGAACTCCTCCCATTTGGCGTAGGGCATCTTCAGTTCCAGGCCATCCATGCCCGGAACCACGAAAGAGAAGTCAGCCCGGCTTGCGTCGGGGATCACCTCGCGCTTGCTAGGCAATGCCGTTCTCGTGCATCATCTTGCGGTCCTTTCGCAGACGCCAGAAGTAGATGGCCGTGGCTGCGCCAGCGATCAGGATAACCCCGGCCACGATCGCGGCGATCCTCCAATCGCTAATCGCGGAGAAGGCCGTCACCGCCGCCGTACCCGTGGCCGCGACGTTGGCCACCTGGCCCTGCGTGTTGATCTTCAGGGTTTCCGACTGCTTCATGTCCTCACGGATGATGTTGCCGTCGTCCTGCCGAGTGTAGCCTTCCGGCACGCCCAGAGCCATGTTGACGCCCGCCTGCGCCTCCAGGAGCGTGATCGTGGACTTGCCCGCCTCGACCACGTTCATGGCCCGGACGATCGAGACGATCTTGCCCTTGAAGTACGGCGAGCTATTGGACGACACCAGCGCGGTGACGTCGAAGTCGGCGGGCAGGCCGGTCTGGCGGCACACAGACTGGAGGTAAGCCGCGGTGTGGTTCATGTCCACCCCGCCGACCGCCGAACCGGCCTGCCCAATGATCTCGCCGCCGGGAGGAGGGGGTGCCCAACGGTAGATCACATCCTTCAGGGTCTTGACCCCTGAGAACTTGACGTAGGAACGCATGTTGATGACCGCGGCGCGGACGCCGTGTTCGTTGTCCTTGAACACGCAGAACTTGCCCGTGACCGGGTTCGTGCTGATCCCGGTCTGGCCCTGCCACTTCTCCCCGCCCGGCAAAGGGCGGAGATTGAGCGGGTTCTTGTTCGTCTCGGCCAGGGTCGGCATTGCTATTCCTTCGGCTTGTTGGCTTCGACGAGGGCGGCGAGGTCGGCCAGGAAGTCCTTGCGCTCCTCGGGCTTGATCTTGGCAACCAGGGTGGTGCCGTACTTGGTCCCGAACAACTTCTTGACCTTGGAGGCGTCCATACCGGGCTTCTTGGAGGCCGCGGCGCAGGCTTCCTGAAGCTGCTTGTCGCTGATGGCCTCGATCGGCTTGTCCTTCGGATCACCGAAGTCGTCGTCCTCGACCGGGGCTTCCGGAGCCTCGACCTTCTCCTCCTGCGGCACCGGCTGCGGGGCGGCCTTCTCGACCGTCTTCTCCGCAACCTGCTCCACCGGGGGGTCCTTGCGCGGGCGGCCCGGACCACGCTTCTGCGGGTCGGAGGCCACGGCAGTCAGCGCACCGGCTTCCTTGCCCAGCGCGATCATGACCTGCCTGCGCACCATGCTCATGGTGCCCTCGATCGTGGCCTGGGCGTCAGCGCCGTCCTCGACCTTGCATTGCGCCGAAATCTCGGCCTTCTCGCTCTCGTAGGGCGCGGTCTGCACCGTCTTGGAAAACAAAGCGGAGATTACAAATGGCACGTCGGTCATGTTGATCCTTGCTGCAAGAAATTCGGGAGCCCGTATATTATCGGGCATTTACGGGTAGGCTGTCAACTACGGCTGGAACTCGCAACGGGCGTCGACCTTAACCACCTGGTTAAGTTTCTCCAGCGCCCGATAGCGCTCTGCGGCCAAGGTGCAGTTGGCTTCCTTAGTGAAGCCGCGTTCCATGAATACGTCCGTGCGGTACGGGTTCAGCATCGCCCCGTTACCCGTGAGGACAGCTACGACTAGAAACCACATTAGACTGGCGCTCCATCCAAAACCTTCTGCACTGTGCGCCCCTTGGAAATGCTACGCCCCAGGATGCGCTCCGAGATCGAGCCCGGTGCGACCATAAGCTGCGCCAGGACCGAACCTTTCTGCCCCATGCGATGCAGTCGATCGACTGCCTGCTCATTGTCGCCGTGCACCCATGACGCCTCGGCCAGTACGCAGTGAGTCGCAACGTCCTGCAAACCGTCCGTGCCTGTGGCGATCGACTGCATCTGGCCGAGAAACACCTTCAGCCGAGGGTCAAACTTAAACTTCTCGACCGCTTGGTTCTTCCCTCTTGCGGAGGTCCCACCATCCACTCTAAGACAACCATGTCGCGCCATACCTTTTTGGAGGACTTCCAGGACAGAGTGGTGATGCGCGAATACGACGAGCTTTTCGACCCCGCCGTCGAGAAGCGTAAGCAGGTGTTCAAGAACGGCAGACGCCATTGCTTCTCCCATCTGGCGACGCACTGTAGAGATTGCTCCGTCAATTTTGCCTCCTGATCGGCGCAGCATTTCTTCTTCGTCGAAGTCCAGCATCTTCTCGGCGTGCAGGGCCATCGCAATCTTGCCCGTCAACTCCACCGGGACGATTTCGTACCGTTTGGCCGGAAGGTCCTTCAGCACGTCCTCCTTCAGCCTGCGCACCATGAAGTTACAGCGCAGGCGGGCGTTCAACTCGGGCAGGCGTGCGGTGTACTCCCACGTCGCCCCACTGTCCATGTCCCGGCCACCGGGATTGAAGCGGTCCTTGAACGAGTTGAAGTTCATCCAGTCTACTGACGAGGGGTCCAGTGCATTTGCCAGCGTATAGCATTCGCGGGGTCGGTTGGGCAGAGGAGTTCCAGTGAGGGCAACGATCTGCTCGGCTCGTTCAGAAATGCCGCCAGTTCCAGCATAGCGGCATTTACTCTGCTTGCTAGCACCAAAAAGCGCGCGTGTTCTCGCGGCGTCAGGGGTCTTGAGATAATGTCCTTCATCGATCACCAACAGGTCCCAGTTGTAGGAGCGTAGCGTGTCCCATAGTCCGTCACGGGCTACTTCGAAGCTCGTGATGACGTAGTTCGCGGTCGGGTGTACCCCATCTGAAGACTTGAACACCGGATAGACGACGACGCGCGGCAGCGTAGACCAAATTTTAATCTGGCGTGCCCACTGGGGGCGGACGTTTGCTGGACAAACCACAAGGACCCTTTTGCATCCTCGCAGATTAGCCAGGGCGATGGCTTGGATCGTCTTACCAAGACCCGGTGCGTCCCCAATAAGGCAGTTAGCTCGGTCTTTTGCATAATGCACGCCTGCAATCTGAAATGGCATAAGTTCGCAGAACTCTGGCACCGGGACGCTGAAGCCCGGTGGGGCCTCGTTCAGGTTGGAACGCTCCCACTCGGTACGAAGCGGCTGCAGCGCCGCCTTGGCCTTCTCGTCCGCGTGGTTCCACAGATGCAGAACCGCGTGAGGCTCGGGTGTAAAGTAGACGTTGTGCCCGCGCGAGCGCGAAGCCGTGGTCGAGAGGGTTAGACCAGCATCCTTGGCCAGTGTCTCGACTTCAGCTTCGCGCCCGCCCCACAGGTAGACGTCGTCGTTGAGCGTGAGTTTCAATTGGTCTTTTCTTTTTCGTCGGCGTCTTCGGAAATTGCGATCGCGAAATGCTGAACGTAGCCGCAGTTCTCGGCAAACGCCTTGACGTCGCGCAGCTTGTCCAGGGCGTCATCGAAGCTCGCGTCAGGCACCGTGCGGCGCGTGACGACCAGTTCAAGGCGAAATGCTGAAGCCATTGTAGTCCTTTCTAGCGAAACAGGAAATCGAGGATGGCCAGCGTCTCGGCGCGATGCGGATGCCCCGGGTCGCCCCAGTGTGTGCGGGCCTCCTGCTCATTGAACACACGACAGCCCGCCCACACCGTAGGAACACCATCCAAGGTGCCTACAGTAAACACATGTCCGTCCGAACGTACCGCATGGCGTCTGGCCCCCTCGCCAATAATGGCCCCGTCGCCAATAATGGCCTCGTCGCCAATAATGGCCCCCTCGCCAATCCTGGCCCACTCGCCAATCCTGGCCCACTCGCCAATCCTGGCCCACTCGCCAATCCTGGCCCACTCGCCAATCCTGGCCTCCTCGCCAATCCTGGCCCCCTCGCCAATCCTGGCCCCCTCGCCAATAATGGCCCACTCGCCAATAATGGCCCACTCGCCAATCCTGGCCTCGTCGCCAATCGTGGCGCGCTCGCCAACATAGATCGTGACGACAGAGCCGTCCGGGTTCGTGTGCTTACGTTGTTCCATGATCCCTCCTTCAAATTCGACGGAAATATTGTACCGTGATATAGACCACTGGCGCAACAGGCAACTTTTCGGGTATCATGGATACGCTAGACCGACGCCGGGTGTTGACCGTCAAGCAGGCTGCGAAGGTGGCCAAGGTGTACCCCAACACCGTAAACCGTTGGATACAAAGCGGTTTTCTGAAAGTAGTGCCGAAGTTCGGAAGGGAGAAGGGCGATCGTGTTCTGCTCGGAGAAGTTCTGGACTGTGCTGCGGCCAAACGACGTGGAGCTTCGACGAGCCGCGGCGGAACACGTACGATGCCTCGCGACCGGCTTTGGTATAAACGCCAGATTGCTGCAACCCGTTTCCGTCGTTCTATCGAAACCGCAGAAGAACGAGAGCGTCGCCTTGCCTGGCAGCGCGAATACAACCGCAGACGAACCAAAGGAAACCAATAAGTAATGCTCGATCGTGCATTGGCCTGGGCCGCGGCAGGGTGGCCCGTGTTCCCCTGTAGTTCAACCGGCCACCCGGCCATCAAGGAGTGGCAGAAGAAGGCTACCACGGACGAGGCCATCATTCGTGCGTGGGATTGGACGGACGCTCGCGTAGCTGCGGTGCCGGGTCTGGCGGGCTGCTTCGTGATCGACGTGGACGTGAAAAACGGCAAGGACGGCGAAACTTCACTGGCAAAACTGGAGGCAGAACATGACTTCGAAGCGTGGGAATACCCGCAGCAATCTACCCCCACGGGAGGGCGTCATATCTTTCTATTCGGGCAAGCCCCCTCATCCGTTCAGCGTTTGCTCGGTGAAGGTCTTGATACCAGAGGAGGGACTGGAGAGGGTGGGCTTGGCTTCGTCTACGCTTACGGGGATGAACCGCCCTGCGCTACAACTGATTGTCTGGTCGCGCCCCCCGGCCTCCTCCAAGCCCTTGCCCAAGGCAAAAGGGAAGTCAGTGAAGACCGAGAAACGCCGCGCGTCGAGCTGGACCAGCCCGCCAACGTCGAGAGGGCGCTGTCCTTCGTGCGCAACCTGCCGTCCCCGGACGAGGGGCAGCGCAACATAAACGTTTTCAAGACGGCCTGCACTTTGAAAGACTTGGGGCTTTCCCTTTCAAAGATATTTGAGGTGCTGGAGGATCACCCCAGTGTGACGGGAAACCCGCCCCTGTGTGAGGAAAACGAGGAGGAGTTCAATGCTACCGTTCGGTCGGCGTACAAGAACGGCCAAAGGCAACCCGGCATCGACGCAATCGACGAAGGCACCCGCAACCGCGCCGCTGAAGGTTTCGACCTTGGAGAAGCGCGGGAGCAAGCGCCGCATGGCCGAGGTAAACGAAAGCTTACCTACTGGTCGGAAAGGCGCAGCCGCCCGAAGCCCCCGTGGCTGGTGAGGGGGGTATTCGCGAAGAACAGCCTGGCGGGCGTGTACGGCCCCGGTGGGGCATACAAGTCGTTCGTGGCGCTGGACCTCGCCTGCACACTGGCCAGCGGCAAGAAGACGTGGTTGGAGCGCGACGTGCGGGCGGAAGGCCCGGTGGTGTATATCAGCGGAGAAGGTACGATCGACCCGCGCGTGAGGGCCTGGGAGAAGCACCACAATACAATGGTGTCCGATAACCTGGCGGTATGGGACGGTATCGACCTGGCCGACGCCGCCCAGCTTGAGAGCCTGCTGGGGGGTGTAGCCGCCGCAAAGGAGGAGAAATGGGGCGGCAAAGGCCCGGTGCTGGTCATCGTTGACACCTTGGCGCGGGCGACCCCCGGCCAGGAGGAGAACGCAACGAAGGACATGGGCGAAATCGCAGATACATGTAACTCGCTGCGCCTGCATTTTCAGTGCTGTGTCATGCTGGTGCACCACACCCCGAAGGGCAGCCGGGATTGGAGGGGCGCGATCGCCATGTGGAACGCCCTCGACACTGGCCTTCTGGTCGAGAAGGTGCGCCCACTGTCCTGCCGCCTGAAACTGGTGCGCCAGAAGGATGGCATGGAGGGCATGGTGTGGCGGGGGCTCATGAAGCAGGTCCCCACGGGGTTCCCAGTCGAGGAGGGAGACGAGCCTGAGACGAGCCTGGTGCTGGAGGGCGTGGCCGAGGACGCAGCCGAGCCGGAAACGATGACCGCGCCCAAGGACGAGGCGATACGCAAGCGTCAGATCACCGAGACGATCGCGGTAGAAATGAACCGCGGCCAGATTGCGGAGAAGTATCTGGTGGCGAGTGGGCCGGAAGTGCTGGTGCCGGAGTTGGCAAAGTGGATGGAGACGGAGGGCGTGCGGGGCGCGGCGGCGTGGCTGCGTTCCGTGTTCAATCGGGGCGCGCTTAACACCGCGCACCCTCTGGCCCCGCGTGCGATCGGGACCAAGGCGGTTACAGGCTTCCGGGGAGGTGTTATTCCTCCGGAGGGGGAGTGAGGTCAGGGCTCCACGCAAACCTTAGAGGGTGTGTCCCCACGTAGGCGGGGGCCATCGGGTGAGAAGGGTCCAGCCCTTCCCCATTGCGACCGGTAACCATGCGCAGCCAGCGCGCCAGGCGGGCCTTCTGTTGAGCAGTCTTGCCGCTCCAGTCCCCACCCTTCACGATCGCGTCGACCGTCATCTGGCAGGCCCCTGGGTAGCGCTTGCGCTGCGCCACGAGGGCGTCGTAGCAGTAGCCGTACCAATCGAGGCGCTCCGCGGCGGGGGAGGGCGAACGCGACTTGCGCGGGCGCTCCAGGTGACCGAGCTTCTTCACGGCTCGCAGGACATCGTCGCGGAATTGGCGCAGGCGGATAAGCTCAAGATCGTCGGCCACGGGTGGTCCTTTCATGTGGTGCGGATGAGCCAGTGTAAAAGCTCATTGCCGCGCTGTCAATGACGCAAATATTAACTGGTTTATAAGGGTTTGTTTGCGTCGTTATGGGGGTGCGTCAACAACGATTTTTGGAGAATGGTCGGAAAAAAGCTTGATGACGCATTGTTGAAGACGCAGTAAATGTATTAGTTTTCAACGGGTTAGCAGCGTCTATGGTATATGCGTTATCATCCCTTATCTATCTCTCTCTCCCCTGTAAGGGGGAGAGTAGGAGATAAGGTAGATGATGAAGATGTTTGAAAATAACCTGCGGTCGGTTTGCGGGGGTTCGCGCTCAAGAACGCCACCCGTGGCCTAACGATGGTTTGTGCCCCGTAGATTGCAGATGCGGGGCGGGTGGTGTAGGGTGGTTCGATGACAGATATCACCAGCAAGCCCGATCTGGAGACGTTGAGGGATGATCTCAGGATGGGGAGGCACCGCAAGGCGTTCTCCAGCCTCAGGGCCATGCGCAGGCTCCTGGAGCGTACCACGGTGGAGTGCTACGAGGGTCTAAGGCCCATGAAGGACATGGCGGCGGTTGCGGTCGCCGTGAAGGCCATGGCCGAGATATTCGTTGCCGAGAAGACCCTGGTAGCTGCGGGCCTCGACATGGAGGAGAGCAGCCAGCATCCCCTGGGGCATGACGGTGGGATGCCCGAGCTAGCGCCCCGGAACTATCGATCGGTCACGAAGTCGTACAAGAAGGGCACAGGAGCCCGCGGGACGCCGGTCAGCGAGTTTAAGGTCGTGGAGGAAGGCGAGAGCGTCGGAACGCCCCTGGACCAGATTACGGACCAGATGGAAGAACAGTTCTGACTTTTCCTGCGGGGAAATTCGAAATCCTGCCAGCCTGATTTCAGGCGCGCGATCGAAAAAGCACTTGGCGATATAGGATTAAAAAGTGGCCTGGCGTGCCACAAATATGTATTGGTATTTGTGTCAACAGAGTAGTGTTATAACATACCAAATGAGTGGGGGCTCACGTTATCGGCGCTAATGTGAGCGCGCGCTCATTTCTAGGGCAAGCCCGGTCGATTGGCCCCCTAGCCGCGTCCAGCTATCGCCCGGCATTATTTTTCAGGATGGCGCGTTTTTCCGTTTGCATGTGTATCCTGGCTATGGGATGAATGTGGACCGGCCAGGCAATAGCCCCCGGTTTGCTGACGGGTTAGCCGTCTATTGTAGCACGTTTGAGGAGATTACTATGCAGGAAAGCACTTTTGTTTATGCGGCCTTGGCCGCTTGGCGCGGACACAAAGAAGCGCCCAAAGAGGCAAGGCACGGTGTTCTGTCATACACCGCAGAGTGCATTTTCGATCATCGCAGGCATGAGCCAGTGGCTTGGCCTATTGGCAAAGGGAAGCGCCGCGCCATTGTGATTGGCCAGCTGCGCGGCAGGCGTTATGGCCCTTGGGGCAGGCCAAGCGATTGCGTCGCGACCATGGTCCAGCGCGCTATCAATCCGGCCGTTGACAGCGTGGCGATTGTCCTGCCTTGGGACGTGGTGCCTGAGGCTAAAGCCCCGGACTGGCAAGCGGTTGCCGTTTCTTGCGCTTCACACAATCACTATGCAGAGGCAGTCGCCATTGCGCGCGCCATTGGCATGGCGGTTAGCAAGATTCCCCGGCCGGTATATTCCGCGCCGGATATCTATCGTGGGTATCGAAGGGGCAACGAAACGCAAACGGCATTGGACGCGCTAGACCCCGTCAAGGTCAAGGCGAAGCGCGTGAGGGAACGTAAAGAACGGAAATACAATGAAGCGGTACGGGCTTTTGACCGGCTTGTCGCACACGCGGTGAACCGGGATAGCGATTATATCCTCGCGACTGCGGCTTGCTTGCGGTCCGGGCCTAGCGTTCAGTCCATTGCCGCTGCGTTGGGATTGCCGCTCGATACCTATATTAAGTTTGCCTATTCCGATGGCAAAGGTACGCAGCGGACAAGCCACCAATACACGCAGGATGAATTGAGCGGGGTGGTTCCGACTGCGTATGTAGAGCCGCGTATATGCCAGTCCGGATACCATTTTACCAATATTGAGAATTGGTACCAATGGGCAAAGGGTGACTGCTACCTAGTGAAGCCGGAAACACCTATCACAGGGCAACAAGCCGACAAATTCGTATCCGGTTCCATTCGTTTTGTGCGCAAGCTGGGAAGCGCGCAAGATATCCAGCGCGAAGCCGCGCAAGCTGGTAAATCGTGGGACGCGCGGTACGGGAATGACCCATATGACGCGCGTGCCAATATCGAAGCGGAATATCGTTCGTTCATGATCGCGCCCAAGCGCTCCGATTTTGGTTTGGAGGATTGAGCATGGCGCGCTTTAACGATGACAACGATGCGGCCCCCCTGGCGCGTTTCCTCGCGCGCTACTCGCCACAAGGCGCATTGCCTGTAGACGTGGCAATCGCAATGCAGGATGCAAACCAGCGGAGGCCGGGCATCCTGGCACCGCGCGCCGATATCGAAGAAAGGGAGGAATAGGCTATGTCCCACAAGTATGATGTGGAATATACGGATACATTCGGGGGCGAGCCTAACTATTGTTGGGTCCGCCGCGCTACTGTCGCCATGCCTGAATTGACCCACTACGGGTACGATGGCGGGACCAACTATGCTAAGGCTAACAAGGTCGCCAATCGCGAGCTAATGCGCAGGGCAAAGGCTGCGGTTGGTCTGACTGGTGTGAGGGGCAAGCGATACGATCATGGCGACACGCTGGAATTTCGGCCGTATCGTTGCGCCACCGTCATGTTCGTCAACTATCAGAAGGGATAGGTCATGAGCAAGGAGTACAATGGCCACCCCTCAAAAGGGCATTGGAACGTCGCTCTATGGATTGGCAACGACGAACCTATTTATCGTTTCGCCATGGATTGCATAGCCGGTGCCAAGGCGAAAAATGCCGCGCGATGGGTCGCCATAGCTGCCCATCGTTTCCTGGCCGTCTATGGTGAGGAAAAGACGCCGGATGGCTTCAAATACACTACGGCTCGCGTGCGCGCCGCACTGCGGGATTTGGGAGAATGACGATGGGCTACAGTATATCAGACTTCAGGCGCGACATGCGCCAAGGGCCGTGGGCGTGGCCGGGGGGATATCCCGTTTACTTTGTCATGAGTGATGGTGAAGCGCTGTCATTCAAGGCCGCACGCGAGAATAGGCGTCTGATACTTGAAGCGATACGCGACCATGACTTTACAGGATGGCGTGTTATTGGCGCGGATATCCAATGGGAAGATACCAGCCTGTATTGCGCCGATAGCGGGGGGCGTATCCTGTCAGCTTATGGTGAGGATGAATGAAGCCGCGCCATGTGATCGAAGGCCGCGAAACACTCGCGACCTTGGGAGCAATAGCCCTGGCCATCATGCTGCTAGGCTGGATTATGTGAGAGGGGGATAGGGTTATGGTAATTATGAACGGGTTAGAGGTATATGAAGATTGTGGCCGCAGGGCTGCGAAAGCTCGCAACGATGGCGATGAAGCGCGCGCCAAATTTGAAGACCAGCACTACAGGAAGATGCGAGCGCTAGAACCTGCGGGATATAGGCGACAAGCGGACCAAGCGTATAACTCAGGGTATATAGCAGCCCGTAATGCCAGGCGATAGGCTGGATCATGTGAAGGGAAGCCCGGTTTATTCCGGGCTTTTCTTTTTGCTTGCCATGTGGATAAGTCGGCGATAGTGTCCAGCTATCGCAACGGGAGCAATTGAAATGACGCATGAGCCGGTTTTTAACTTCTATACCCGTCGAGTAGGGGGATTGCGCTTTGTGTGGCTTGGGCGCTTTGTCTTTTCGTTTTGCGTCCGCCGTGAAATGCGCGACCCGCGCCCCTGTCCCTGGCAGGGTGAGCAATAGTTAAGCGCTTGATTGACCAAGGAAAGGATATGCAAATGCTATCGACTGACACAAAGCCCCTTGAGCGGTATGATCCCTCGCCGGACACAAGCCCGTTCGCAGAATTGTTAACGTGTATCGCCGTCACGGTGGGATACATGATGGGCGCTAAAGACTACTGGCCGCACGGTGACACGCCATTTCCCCGAGCCCACTAGCCTAATCCCCCTCGATCGAGCCTAAGCCCGCCTTGCGCGGGCTTTTTCTTTGCCTGCGGTCCAGGCCAGCTGGCCTAAGTCATTGATCCCATTGGCCCTTATAACGCCGCATGGGCAAGAACATCGCGTAATAGGCATTACGGCATATCTAACCCCCTAGCCGGTTGGCGATAGGTAGTGAGCGCTCACTCGCCCCTGGGTTGGAATGTTATAACATACCCCCCGAAATCTGGCGATCGCGACCCCCCTACCCCCGCCGCCAGGATGGGTCCCCGGCCCCTGCCCCATCACGGTTGGAAATATTGGGTTATTTTTTAAAATTTAGGATGAACTATGGACAGAACGA